TTTACCGACAAAACAGAAAAGATTTTATTCAAAGAAATCAATTCATTTGTAAACGAATATAACAATCTACCAACGTATGAATCCGTCGTTATTAATTTGTCGGATTCTAAATCAATTACCGAACAAGATTTAAAACTAACCACAGAACTACTTGACACCATCAAAGAAGAAAAGGATGTGTCAGTAGAACTGAGGTGGTTGACTGAACAAACTGAAAAGTTTTGTCAGGATCGTGCTATATACAATGCGATCATGGAATCTGTTCAAATCCTAGATAGTAGTACAAAAGCAAAAGGTGAGATACCAAAGTTATTGAGTGATGCACTAGGTGTATCATTTGATTCAAACATTGGTCATGACTATATCAACGATTCCGAAGAACGATTTGACTTCTATCACCGCAAAGAAGAAAAGATTAGATTTGACCTTGACCTATTCAATAAAATCACCAAGGGTGGATTGCCCGCAAAGACTTTGAACATTGCATTGGCAGGTACAGGTGTTGGTAAATCTTTGTTTATGTGTCACGTTGCTGCTTCTTGTTTATCACAAGGAAAGAATGTGTTGTATATCACGATGGAGATGGCAGAAGAAAAGATTGCAGAACGTATTGATGCGAATCTATTGAACATCGACATATCTGAACTACATGCAATCAGTAAAGCAGATTATGAGAGAAAGATTGACATACTGAAAGCAAAGACAGATGGTAAACTTATCATCAAAGAGTTTCCAACTGCATCTGCATCTGCACTCCACTTCCGTGCATTGTTGAGTGATTTGCAATTAAAAAAGAACTTCAGACCAGATATGATATTCATCGACTATCTTAATATCTGTGCCTCTGCACGAATCAAACCAGGGTCTAATGTAAATTCATATAGTTACGTTAAATCTATTGCAGAAGAACTCCGTGGACTTGCAGTAGAACAAAATGTTGCAATCGTATCTGCTACACAAACAACAAGGTCAGGGTTCACAAGTTCTGACCCTGGACTTGAAGATACTTCAGAATCGTTTGGTCTACCTGCAACTGCTGACTTTATGTTTGCATTGATTAGTACAGAGGAACTAGAGCAACTTGGTCAGATCATGGTGAAGCAATTGAAGAATCGATACAACGATCCTAACTTGTATAAACGATTCGTTCTTGGTATTGATCGTGCAAAGATGAGATTGTATGATGCCGAACAGTCTGCACAGATTGATATTGTAGATTCAGGTGCTCCCAGTATTCCAAGTAAACCAAATAAATTTAGTAGAAACTTTGAGGGGATTAAGGTATGAGTGATAACGTATTTTCTTTTGCACAAGTTGAAAGCAAACACAAGGAAGCAGAAAAACAAAACCTATTGGATACAGTCGAAGAAGTTCGAAAGAAAATCGAAGATGGTGAAATCACAGAACTTGTTTTTTCTTGCCTAACTACAGATGGTGACGTTGATATCAATGCATCAGTAAAAAATAGATTAAGTGCAATCGCATTATTAGAAGCAGGTAAGATGATACTTTTTAGAGATGTTAATCCAGAAGAATGAATTTGACTAAAGAACAGGCACTAGTGTGTTCCAAGATGTTCTCTGATTATTTCGATAAACATGCAAATGTCGAAGAATATATGAGAGAACAAAAATTAAATTCTATGAATGAGAGGCCAGCTACTCTACCTGGGATGGGACCAGAAGATGACTTGTTCTCTAATTTTGATATGCATCCAAATGATATGGAATTTAAAGTGGTAGAGATATCTTCAGATAAATGGGATAACTACATCTCAATTATTTCATCACATTCCAACATGACTAGTGTCCCTGGTAGAAACATCAAGTTTGCAGTCAAAGAAGTTAAAAGTGATAAGTGGGTTGGATTCATTCGTTTGGCATCACCTATGATGAATATGAAACCACGTAATGAAATGTTGGGTGGTGCTTTTATATCTGATCCAAAAACTGCAAAATCATTTAACAACGCTGCAATCATGGGGTTTGTTATCGTACCTGCACAACCATTTGGATTTAATTATCTTGGTGGTAAACTACTTGCGGCAATATGTTGTTCACATTTTGTCAGAGAACGTGTAAATGAAAAGTATGGTATGAATTTGTGTTTGTTTGAAACTACAAGTCTATATGGTAGTTCTAAAACAGTCTCACAGTATGATGGTATGAAACCATACATTCGTTATAAAGGTTTGACTGAATCTAATTTCATTCCTATGATGCACGGTAAACCATATGATGACCTGATTAATTATGTTGAAGGATTGATTGGTGTGTTTGTTGCACCAGACGCATCGTCCAGAAAATTGACAATGCAGACTAAAATCATTTCAATGATAAAGGCAACATTGAAAGGAGAATCAGAATATGAATCATTCATCAAAACTCTGGATAACGCACTCAATCTGATGGAAAAGAAACGATACTATATTTCTGACTATGGATTCAGTAACATGGAAGATGTTGTCATGGGACGTGCTACAGAACTGATTCCAAACAAAGAAAACTACGACAAGTTTCATCTTGAAAACATTATAGAATGGTGGCGTAAGAAGGCTGTTAATAGATATGAAACTCTGAAGTCCGAGAATAGAATACGGACTGAACAAGAAGTCTGGACAAGTGGGAAAGATATTGACATAATTCGGTGATCGTGGTAATATAAATACTCCAATAACTTGGAGGTTTCATGGCGGGATCAGAAAATAAAGGTATCCTTTATGAGAGAATCTTAAATAATAATCTGAAAAAGGCGGGAGTACAAAAGAAATCATTCCAGCCTGCAGGTTCGGATTCTAATGCACCTGATGCTGAAATAACATATAATGGTATTGACTATAAAGTTGAAGTAAAGTTGGATTTGAATGTTGATTTTGGTCAAGGTTCTTTAGACTTCGATTTAGGAACTGCAAATAAAAAAGGAAAAGGTTGGATTCTTGGTGGCGCTAAAACTGCTTCAGCAGAGCAAATGAGAGAATTTTTAACTGCAATTGGCGTAACAAAAATTGTCACCGAAGAATGGGGTTCTCAACCACCAAGAAAGTTTACAGTTCCTACAAGTCAATATAAAAAGTCTGATGTCGATTACGATTATAAAAATTTTAAAGATAAATTTGTAGATATTCCAAGCAATAGTGTTGCAAAATATTACAATTCAAAAAAAACATATTACATACAGATTGGTGGCTATGGGCTGTATTACATGGGAATAGACAAAGCAAAACTTGGAGTTCCTGAATTTAATTTACAGTTGAGATTGCGTATTCGTTTAAAACGTGGAGGAAGTACACCAATATATAATTATCGTTTTACGACGGCTATTCAAGCAAAAAAAGGCACATTAAAAAAATCGGATGCAGATTTAGATAATTTAGATTATTTAAAAGCATTGAAAGCAAGGTCTACCAAATGAAATTTAATCAATTCATAACAGAAGCAAAAGAAGATAAGAATGTTCATCTAGAACATATTGAAGATGAAATCATTAATCGTGGTGTTGCAGGTGCTCGTGATGCAGTAAACTTCTTACGATCATTACGTGACATGCTCGCAGGGCATTCACAATCTAAAGTAAACGTAACAACAAAGTGGGATGGTGCTCCTGCAATCTTTGCTGGAATCAATCCAGAAAATGGTAAGTTCTTTGTTGGTACTAAATCTGTATTCAATAAAAGTGCAAAACTAAACTACACCGATGATGATATCGATGCGAATCACCCAGGTGAAGGTTTAAATGATAAACTAAAAGTTGCACTTGCATTCCTTCCTAAACTTGGAATCAAAGGTGTGTTGCAAGGTGACATGATGTTTGCCAAAGGGGACATACAAGAAAAAACAATTGATGGTGAGGATTACATAACATTCCAACCAAACACAATTGTGTATGCAGTACCATCAGATTCTAAACTTGCAAAGTCTATGTTGGCAGCACAACTTGGTGTTGTATTCCATACTGCATACATAGGTAAGACACTTGAAACAATGAAAGCGTCATTTAACATTGACATCGGACATCTACAAACAACAAAAGATGTTTGGTTTCGTGACGCATCTTTCACCGATGCATCTGGTTCTGTAACATTTACAATCGAAGAAACAAAAGCAATTACAACTATTCTATCAGATGCAGGTAGATCATTGGCAACTATTAATCCAATGACATTAAACAGAATTTCTGCAAGTGACGTTTATTCCACATATATCAAAACATTTAATAATACAAAGATTCGTGAAGGTAAGAAGATTACTAACACAAGAGAACATACTAGAGAATTGTTGGCGTGGATAGAAGCAAAACTAAACAAAGCGATACAAGAATCAAAAAGAGATGACACCAAACAAAAAAGAATCACAGAGAAAAATGAGATAATGCGTTTCTTCCGTGGTTCTGCAAATGATATCGTTTCGATGCTTGACTTTATGAACCATTTGGTGGATGCAAAACTAATGATAGTTCGCAAGTTAGAATCTATCCGTTCGATAGGTACATTCATTCGCACAGACGATGGTTACAGAGTAACTGCACCAGAAGGGTTCGTAGCAGTAGATAGATTACAAGGTAATGCAGTCAAGTTAATTGATAGACTTGAATTTGCACATGCCAACTTTAATGCAGCAAAGAACTGGAGCAAGTAATGTCATACGATATAAACAAAATCATGGCAGAATATGGTGAAGAAGATTTTGGATTCACCACAGTTGATGAAGCGGAATATGAAGCAGTCATTGCTGAGAAAGACGAAACCGTAGAAGAATATAAAACAAGATTGACACAAGTGGAAAAGATTATCATGCCTTTTCTAACTAATCTTTTAAAGTCACAAGCACAACCATATATTCATTGGCCTAATCGTGGTCCAATCATTGAGAAACAGATACAAAAAATACTCACACTAACGAGAGGATAATGATTACTATCTCAACAGAAGCAGCAAAGAAAATCAAATCTATTATTGATGAAGAAGATCCAACACTCAAGTTGCGTGTCTTTGTTCAGGGTGGTGGTTGCACAGGTTTTCAGTATGGATTCTCATTGGAAGAATTACCTCCAGCGGAAGATGATTTCGTCTTTGACAAAGATGGAATTTCAGTTATTATAGATAGTATGAGTTTGCAATATTTGAATGAATCAGAACTAGATTATACTCAAAGTTTGGCAGGTGCAAACTTTACTATTCGTAACCCTAACGTCAAAGCAACCTGTGGTTGTGGTTCCTCTTTCGCCGTATGAAAACATTCGATAATTTCCTGTACGAATCAAAAAGTAAAGACCTTGGTGGCTTGACAATCTTTGATATTGATGATACACTATTTCATACAACAGCACAGATTGCTGTAATGAAAGACGGTAAAAAGATAAAAGATTTAACTAACCAAGAGTATAATACCTATAA